TGAGTACGCCGGGAGCGAAGGCAAGGAAAGCCCTTGTTCAGCTTACCAATGCGGGAATCCAAATTGGTGACAGATTCGCTCCGTACATCGAAAAGGCCGCAAATTTTGTCAGCGGCTTGATTGATAAGTGGGACGCTTTGTCACCCGCAACGCAGGATAACATCATCAAGTTTGCGGCAATCGCGGCGGCTGTGGGGCCTGTGCTTTCCGTCATCGGTAAACTGACGGTTGGTATTGGTACGCTTATCGGGCCGCTTGGCATTGGTGGCATTGCTACTGCCATTGGTGCGGCTGGCGGTCTTATTCCGGCAATCGGTGCGGCTCTTGCGGCTATTGCTCCTGTGGCTGGCGTTGTTCTTGGTGTTGTGGCGGCTGTTGCCGCCGTTGTCCTTGTTGTAAAGAATTGGGGCAAAATCACCGAATGGCTGGGGGGCGTTTGGGATAAGGTCATGACTGGCCTGTCGAATGCATGGGCCGAAACGAAAGAATCTCTCGCGCAGGGCTGGGAAAACCTCAAGACCTCGACCAAAGAGACGTGGAACAACGTCAAGGATACGATCTCCGGCGCGTGGGATAATGCCGTCACGACGGTGAAGGGCGCGATAGATACAGTAAAAACGGGCGTGGTGAACGGCTGGAACAACATCAAGACCAATACCACGAACGCGTGGAACAACGTCAAGTCTCGTATCTCTACGGCGTGGAGCGGTATCAAATCGACGGTCTCCACGGCGGCGAACAGCGCAAAAACCGCTGTTGTCAATGCGTGGAACAATTTGAAAGCCAACACCTCAACGGCGTGGGGGAATATCAAATCAACCATTCAAGCGAACGGCGGCGGTATCAAGGGCGTTATCACGACGGCGGTGCAGGGCTATCAAAGCATTTGGTCGAGTGCGTTCTCAGCGATTAACAGCATCACGGGCGGCAAATTGGCTAGTGTCTACGGCACTGTTTCTTCGATTATGTCCAGCGTCAAGAGCGCGATTTCTGACAAAATTTGGGGCGCGTGGTCTACGGTCAAATCCGCGATTTCGTCCATTTCTAGTCTGTTCAGCAATGCACGGTTCAGTTTCCCGCACATTTCCCTGCCTCATTTCTCGTGGAGCTGGAAGAACATTGGCGGCATCGTCAAAATCCCGCAGATTTCCGTGTCATGGTACAAAAAAGCCTATCAGAACCCGGTGATGTTCACGTCTCCCACGGTGCTTGGAACGTCTAGCGGTTTGAAGGGTTTCGGTGACGGACGCGATGGTGAAATCGTCATTGGAAAATCGACTATGTTCTCCATGATTCGGGACGCTGTTGCATCTGGCGGCACTACCACTTACGGCAACATCTACGTCACGGTCAACGGCGCGGAGGGACAGGACGTGAACGAGCTTGCCGACCTTGTTGTCAACAAGATCAATCATCAGGTCATGCGGAGAAGGGCGGCGTTTGCATGAGCGATATTGTCCAATTTGGAAACTATCTCGAATTTGATGACATCAAAACCACAGACTACTCTGTGTGGATTTCCGGGACGGGGACGTTTGACGCTCCCGTCCGCGCTTTTGAGTATGTGACGATCCCCGGCCGTTCTGGCGATCTCATCCTCAATAACAATCGCTTTGAGAATGTGGAAATCACCTATCCGTGTTTCATCTCCAAGGGCTTTGAGACGCGGTTTGACGCATTCAGGGCGGCGCTGATGTCAAAGGCCGGGAAGTATTATCTTCTCCGCGACACCTATCATCCAAACGAGTTTCGCATGGCGGCGATTAAGGGAGGCACGACCCCGGAAACAGGGCCGTATAACCGGGCGGGGCGATTTGATCTCGTTTTCAACTGCAAGCCCCAGCGCTATCTTGTGAGCGGCCTGACAACTACGAGCCTGTCCGCGTCCGGGACGATAACGAACCCGACGCGCTTCACGTCGCTACCGCACATCCGCATTTACGGAACTGGAACGGTCGGAATTGGTGACGTGTCTGTCACCGTCGCGGAAAATCCGTTTGAGTACATCGACGTTGATTGCGAGGCGATGGATTGCTTCTATGGGGCGCAGAACGCGAACAGCTACCTTTCCGTTACTGGTACGGCTTTTCCGTCTCTCGGCCCCGGCGACAACGGCATCACGCTCGATGATGGAATTATCCGCGTCGAGATCACGCCGAGGTGGTACACAATATGATACCTATTCTTTATCCAGCGTCCGAAACGCAATTCACATCGAACGGCATCGGGCGGCTTTCGGACGCAATCGAATGCACCGTCACGGAAGAGCGAAACGGGCCGTATGAGCTGTATCTCAAATATCCCATCACGGGTCAGTATTTCTCCGAGATCGCGCACTCTCGTATTATCGCCGCTGTTCCTGCGGACGGTAAGACCGTCCAGCCGTTCCGCATCTACAAAATCAGCAAACCCATTGACGGCATCTGTGAGATTTACGCGGAACATATCAGCTATGAGCTGAACCACATCCCGGTTATGCCGTTCACAGCAAATAGCTGTGTGGACGCGCTGAACGGCCTTGTCCGAAACGCGGCGCAGAACTGCCCGTTCTCGGTGTGGACGGACAAGAGCGTAAACGCGCCGTACACTCTTAAGCATCCAGAAGCGTTTCGGGCGCTCCTTGGCGGTGTGCAAGGCTCCATCCTCGATGTGTACGGAAAGGGCGAATACGAGTTTGACCGAAACCTCGTCAAGCTCTACGTCAACCGTGGACACGACACGGGCGTGACGATCCGCTACGCCAAGAACATGGTTGACCTCTTGCAGGAGGAAAGCATCGAGGAAACCATCACGGGCGTTTGCCCCTACTGGCAGAACGAGGAAACGGGTGAGCTTGTCACGCTGCCGGAAAAAGCGGTGTGGGCGGGAACCGCAGCGAATTTCCCGTATAAGCGCACAGCGGTTATAGACTTCACGGACGAATGGGAAACGAAGCCAACCGTCGCGCAGCTCCGCGCACGGACGCAGAAGTACATCGAGGACAATAACATCGGCATCCCGTCTGTGACGCTGGATGTGTCCTTTATTCCTCTTTGGCAAGCAAACGGCGTGTCCCTCGGAACACCCAAGCCCACGCTGGAGATCGGTGCAACAGTCAACGGCGATACGGTGGAGAACGTTGACGGGTATCTCGATTCTGATTCTTCCATCGACCTGACCGTTACCGACAACGATGGCAATGTTACCATCGCGTCCAACTCCTTCACGGCAACGGAAAGCGCCGGAAACGTCACCATCCCGCAGAACACCGTTTTCTATGCGGTGGATGACGGCAACGGCAATATTACCTTTGTCCCGTATGGCGACAGAACGCTCCACCTTGAGGATGCAAGGTGGTCTATCACTTATGAGGACTATCGCGTTTTGGAGCGCGTAAACCTCTGCGATACCGTGACCGTCCTCTATGACGATCTCGGCGTGTCCGCGACGGCAAAAGTGGTGAAAACCGTCTATAACGTCCTCCTTGACCGCTATGACAGTTTGGAGATCGGTGATCCGAAAACGACGTTCGCGCAGACGCTGGCGAATATCACGGAAGAGCTGGCGGACAGCTTTGACAACAAGGTATCGTCCATGCGGACGTGGGTACAGCACCAGACCGACCTTATCACGGGCGGGTTGGGTGGCTATGTGGTCTTCGGCTACAACGCCAACGGTCATCCGCAGGAAATCCTTATTATGGACACCGACGACCCGGCAACAGCGGTAAACGTGATCCGCATGAACAAAAACGGCATTGGGTTCTCCCGCAACGGATATTCCGGGCCGTTTGAAAGCGCGTGGACGATTGACGGCGTTTTCAACGCTGCGTTTATCGGGGCCGGGAGTATCAAAGCGTATCAAATGGCGCTTTACGGCCCTTTGACGATTTTCACGGATGATACCCAAACGGCCGAAGGCGGCGCTATCGGCTATATCGCAGGAGCGACCGCGACCGGGTCTATCACACATGGTATCGGTATCATGTCGAGCAACGACAAAAACTACTTTATCGCCACAACCGCTGGCGTTAGAATGTCG